ACTGTTATCACCAGTATTTTTCCAGTCAATAGTAGTATCAAGTCCAACCAGGTCTTCCTGCTTTTCGTTCGCAATAATTTTTTTACGCGTAAACTTACTTGCAGGTACACGATAAGCAAGTTCAGACTTAGGTCTGTCCATACCATCTTGTATCGGTTTAAAAAAGAAAGGGTAATTGACTGATATTGGAACAACTTTGTCTGTAAACATTTTTTTAGCATCTGCACCTGTTTTTGATAATATACCATATCTACTATCACTTGATATTGTAGCTAAATTAACTGTTTCAGCTGAAGACATAAAGCTAAAACCACTACGTCTATTTTTGAGGTAACACATACCGTAACATCTTTTGTCAGCTTTACAAGCTTCCCAAAATATATAGAACAGTCTATTTGCTTCTCTAAAATCTGGTGCACCTACATCTATTTTACTCCATTGTAAGTACATATAATGTGTTCCTGTTATATATGTTGAAACACCGTTGTTATTAAACCAAAAGCCTTCTTCTCTACGTTTAAACTCTTCGTCTATATAATCGTACCATTTTTCTTTTTGATCTTCAGGGTACCCTCTCCAATCAAATATATTTTTTAATTTGCTTAATTGTTTAGGATAATCTATTTTTTGCCACTTTCTTTTTTCATTGGCGTACACTTGCACTGGTTCCATCGGCAAAGCAATGCGCAACCCTTGTATTTCAAGTATCTGCCCAATTCTACCAGTTTTTGATATAACCACGATATCGTTTTCTTTATTGTATCCATATTTCCATTTTTTAGATTTGTTAAGCCTTTTAATAGTTGTGTGTTTAACAGGCTGTATTATTTTAAATAAACTTTGTTCGTATTTCATTTTGATCTTCCTTCTGCAAAACCTTTAAAAACTTTTACTTCTTGTTCTACTGGTTTTTTACCATCAAGCATGTTTTCTTCCTCTTGTATTCTGTTTAATATTTCAAACGCATCAAATATAGCTAGTTTTTTAGTAGCAGCTGCATTTTTTAATCTATCAGCAGATACATCTTCTTCTGTATTTGTAATAATTTTTTCTTTAGCAACATTAATAAGCTCTTCAACTGCTTTGTGCCCAGCCTGGATTATAAGCTTCTTCGTCTCCTTGATATTCATATTTAATTGTAATAAATTTAGATAAAATTCTATATAGTTTTTGCCCTTCAATTATAAATTCATATTCGCTGCTTGGCGTAAAACCTACAAGATCATTTGTTTCAACAGTGCCATCTGAATATTTAACAATACCCTGTAAAGGTCTTTCAGACTCAATATTAAATTTATCTATAGCTTTTAGTGGTTTAACAAAACAATAACCTTTTGGTGCTATCCACTCTTTGTCTTTTTTATATAAGTATATTTGATCTTGGCCAACAAAGTAAATATTTTCTTTAAAATAACTTCTACTGTTTTTTTCTACGCCTTTAACATTGTGCCATCTACGAAAAACATTATGATGTAGTATAACAGTATCTCCAGCTTGTATTTCTGTACGCGTCGCTATCGGTGTTGATATAACAGTTGCTTCTCTATTTACATATTGATGTTGGTATATATCTGTGTTAAGTATTAATTCTGAATCACCAACTTTTTTACTGTTATTATATCTTTTACCTTTTGGCGTTACAACAAAGTTGTGAACGCTTTTCATTAGTACTGAAGGTTATATTCTACAGATAAAGCCATGTTTTTATTAAAGTCTTTCCAAGGCAATACGTCTTTGTTTTTTTTAATATATATAGAGTACTTATCTTTTTCTTCTATTATATCCGATATGGTATGACCACCATAAACTTCTTGACCTACAGAGTAATGCATAGCGTCGTTCTTGTAGTCTTTACCTACACTAATCTTTCTTATCAGCTTTGCCATCTTCTTTATAATTTATAGTACCATCTTGTATGTTAATATCGTATGTTCCATAGTCTTTTTCAAACTCACCTTGCATAACTGCTATAAGATCTCTTAATCCAGCTATCTTATGCATGATTTCATGTTTTTCTATTTCTATAGATCCAATTCTAAGTTGGCCTCTATTAATACCATTTACTGTATCTTGAAGTTTTTTTAACTGTTCGTCAGTTATTTTTTCTGGTTTCAAGTCAACCAGTTTTTCTTTTTTTGCCATTTTATTTAATTTAAGTTAATTTAATCTTCTATTATCCACTCTGATTTATTAAGTTCTGTTAATATTTCTTCGTGTGTATATTGTGTTTTACCATCTAAAAAGCTTGGTGTGTTACCCTCAAACTTTACAAATGTTTTTGTACCATCATTATTATACCTTAAAGTATTTACTGATGTTTCATCTACTTGACTAAAGTCAACGTTTGCAACTTCGTCTTTTGTTATTATTATGTATTTTTTATTATTCATATTATGGTACGTCTGCTACGCCCTGTGTAGGGCCGTTTGTAGGAACACCATCTGCTCCTGTTGCTGTTCTATCTATAAAATTACCACTCGCTTCATCCAAAGGTAAGAAAGCTATTGGAGAAGGAGATATTGTTGTTAAATCAATATTTGGGCTACCGCCATTATAAATAGCAGTAACATCACTAGCCCTAAGAGTAACCGCATACAAAGCAAGACTACTGAAATGACCTTGGAAAAAAGCATTATTAGCATTACCAGGTTTACCTATATAAATAGTATCTGCTGTAGTTGCAAAGTCTGCTATCGAAGACGTGCTTGTAGCAACGCTACTACCGTTTAAATACATAGCCATCTGGTTACCTGATCTACTCCAAGTAGCAGCAAAGTGTGTCCAACCGTTATTAACAGAGTCACTAGCAGAGTAACTATGGTCTAAAATAGTATTACTACTGCCACCTCTAGAATTCATACGTATAACCTCACTACCACCTTGATTTATAAATAAAATTGCTATTTTATTATCATTATTAGTGCCTGTATGTAAATTAAAAATAGTGTCATTTCCACTTGCGGTTTCTAGTTTAAGCCATATAGATATACTACCTGTATTTTTAATAGTATCTGCTACAGAATTAGTTATTACAATATGATCATCTGAACCATCTAAAGATACAGATTTAGTAACACTATATGCTGCAGTTTGCTGTGGATATACCGGGCTTGATAATGAATTACCTAATCCTAATCCCATTACTTACCAAAATAACAGATTACTCCCTTAGCATCTTCTCCTGTAAACGTTGTCCACCTACCATATATAGTTGTTCCAGCTGGATATTCTTGGCCGTTAGCTATAATACCTCCAGCACCATGCTGCTCATCTATAAATATTAACGCTTGAGAATCAGGTGATAAACCAGCAAAAGTTGTTGTACCATGACCTTGTAAAGTAACATTAGCACCATCTACTTTTTTGACTTTAACACCTCTAGCGCTTGGGCCTTTGTAAATAGGTATTGGAGTTTGTGCGTCTATAGTAGCAGCAGGATTACCATCTTCTTGATAAGTTGCGTTTACCATTACAACAAACTGTCCTGGTCTTACTAAAGTGTTAGCACCACTAGTTAAAACTACTGTTGTTATATTACTACCAGCGTTATCATTTAAAGCTAATGTAGCAATACCATTGTGGTTAAAAGTATTATCAGCATTTATAGCTGTTACGTTTGTTCCTGCTGTTATTTCTGGAAAACCAGGCCCTGTTTCGTCTAACTTTTCAGGCGTTAATACAGTTGGAGTGTTTGCTGCTAAAAACTGAATAGCTACTATAACATGATCTTTTGGTGGTATTATTACTTGTGCTAAGTCTGTATAAGCACTACCCATTTGTCCAAAACCATATGCTACTTCTGTTGAATTTTGTCCCATAATTTATTTTTTTACTTTTTCTAGTGATCTACCACCGAAGTAAGCACCGATCACAGTTATTAATACTAATTGTAATAAGTCAACCCAAGTATCTTTTACTTCAAAAGCAATAACACCAGCATCAATAAATATCATCAATACTGTTGATACTACTAAAAATATAAGTACTAAAGGTCTTATGTTTTTACTAAGCCATGAGTCAGAGTTCATATCAACGTTCCATCTGTTGGTTACTTCTTTTTGCATTTGTGCTTCGTAACCCATTATCATGTCTTTAATCTGTTTTTCTGCTTCTAGTTTTTCTTCTTTAGATGTGTGTAAATTATCTATAACACCACCTACGCTTTTAACGAGGTCAGCAGCACCACCTCCAAATATTTTATCTAACATATTTTTTTATTTTATTATTCCCAAGGCATTTTTTCCCATGGAAAAGATTTATCACCTTCTGGTAGTTTTTGTCCTTTATAATCAATCATACCGTCTTTACGTTCATATACTTCTCCTTCCCATCTAATATAGTCGTCGTTATAAGCAAGTCTACCAAGCTTCATATCTTTAATATGAACCATCTCATGCATTACAACGTGTTTTTCATCGTGGCTACCAGGTTTTACGTCTTTACTGACAAACATGCTACCATCATTATTAGCTTCACCCATTATACCTTTTTCTAGTTTTTTTCTAATTATAGGTGTGCCTGGTACAGATATGTCTTCGTCACCACTTCTTTTAAAACTAAACTTGTTTTGTATATTACCATTTACAGCGTAGTTACCCTTTTGTGATCCTAGTTTAAATGCCATATTTTAGCCTTTATCTGGATCACTAGAGTCTTCGTAATTAATGAAACCATAGTCTTGATCTTTTTTAGGATTAAATTTTTGAGAACCTGGTATTAGTCCTTTTCTTCTTACTGTTTGTAATTTTTCAGGACCTTCTGTACGTATGGCCGCTTCATTGTGCGAGTCTTTTACTACTTTATTTTCTGCTCTAGGTCCAACAGGTTTTTTAGTTAAATCAACACCTGCTTTAGACTTCCAATAGTCCATATTTTTCATTGTAAATTTAGCTGGAGATTTTACACCTGCAGGTGGTTTTTTAAACTCTGGAACCGGAGCTGGAGGAACTAAAGGTTTTTTTTTAGGTTGTTTGTCTGCCATGTTATCTTGTGTTATCTTTTATCATATCATCTATAGCTTTGTTATAAACTTTATCTGTATATGACTTGTTATTAAAAAAAATACTTCTTTCTGATGTAGGCATATCTTCTTC